CCTTTTTTTTCAGCTGTTTCAGCTATTTTAGCTGCTCCTTTGCCTCTAATATTAGCAAATTCTTCAAAAGTTTCTTTAATTTTTTTAGCTTCGTTTAATATATCTGTAAGATTGATCATTTATTTAGATGTTTAGTTTTTTCTTTAGATGCTTCTTTTTTAGCGGTTATATACTCTAATCCTTTCTTTAAACGAGCTTTTACTTCAGAATTTTTAGCTCTACCATAAGCTGCTCTAACACGTTGATGAATTAAATTAATAATTTGTGATTTGCGAGCGTGTGGTTTGTTTTTAAATGATTTTTTAGATAAAGTGTCAATTATATCTGCTTTAGTCTTAAATTTAATAGATACTGTATCTGTTGGATCTTCATCTGTATACAAACGGCGACCTGATCCTTTAGGTTTTTTACCTGTACCTACTTTAGGGTCTCCTTCAAATAAAATATCTATCAATTTAATCATCACCAAAAAGTATTCATATTAGCTCCTAAACCAAGCGCTTTAGCATATCTAGGAAGATTACAAGACCAATATCCTGGGGTGGTTCTGTCTGTTTTTTTATCACAGTTTTGACGGTCAGCAAATGCTTTACGAGCTTTAGAGTCTTTAAATTTAACTCTTAAATTTTGACCACCACCAGCGGCTCCAAAAGATACCTTTTTAACCTTTTTAGTTTTGGGATTCATTACATAAACATAGAATTTCTTAGAACCGCCTCTTTTAGGTTTACCTAATTGAACATTTTTTCCTTGATATTCTGCTTCATTTAATAATTCCATATCAACCATAGGCATATCTAATGGAACTTTTTGACCTTCATATATTCCAAATTTACCTATGTCTGTATTTTCGATTAGATGTTTATCAGCTTCAGATAATTGAATATATCCCCAATCATTTAATAAACGAGCCTCATTAAATAGACCTAAATATGATTTAGAGCCAATTCTAAATACATTTTCTGATATGCTAATTCCTTTGTTAAGATGGAATTTTAAATTTTCAGAGATAGGAGATTTAGTCTCAGTAAGAGCGGTTTTTTTATCTCCACAAGAATGACACCCACAAGAGCATGATTTTTTAGGAGCGGTATAATTTTTTAAGAGTTCTTTTAGGAGTTCTTGTACTTTACTCATGATTTAAATATACTAAAATCTACAGAAAATTCAGCAGATTGGGTGGTTAATGCTTTTCTAACTTCATCATAAGACATATTTTTAATAAAATCTTCTATATTATTAGGAAGTTGATAAAAATAAATATCTGTTATATCCTTTGGTTTAATATTAGCTACATATCCTCCATTACCAGGTTTATTTGATAATTTTTGAGAAAATCCTTTGGCCATAACGGCCTTAGCTAAATCTTCAGGTGTTTTTTTAGAACTTAAAGATAAAACATAGTCTATCTCTTTTTTCATATTAGCTAAAGCTGGATAATTAGAAGTATTTAGATCGGCTAATACATCATTGAGTTTTATAATGTCTATGTAAGCGTCTCTAATGGTATCTAAATTAAAATTTACTTCAGAAGCAAAACTACGTTCATCTCCTTCTACAGCACTAGTTATGTTTTTTAAACCAAAAACTCTTGAGAGAATAGTTCTAAACTCATTATCTCTTTTAAATTTACCTAAAGCTGTTCGAGAAGTAGGATAAGATTTGACTTCAACCGGTACACCTCCTATAAGTAAATCAGGTTGTTCATCTCCTTGATTACTTTTACTGTCAGTACCACTATATTGAAATAACCAATACAAAGCTATCTCACCATAACCAAATCCTTTACCAGGTGATATAAAATATATTTTCTTAAAATTCTCAATATCTGCAGGGTTAAGATTTAAGGGTCCTGGTTTTAGACTATATTTACCTTTTACCTCAGGGATTTCACCTAATTCTTTAATAATAGCTTGGTCTAAATTTGAATCCTGTTCACTTAAAGTTAAATTTTCTCTAACTAATTGAAAAAGTAATTCTTTTTCTTTAGGATCATTCACATCAGGATATCCTTTAGGGAATTTATATGAAACTTTTCTTAAAAATTTTTCTATAATATCCATTACGCCGCTGGACTTTCTGGTGGAGTTTCTAATTCTGGTTCTTCAGGAGTAGCTGGTGTTTCTTCAGCTGGGGTTTCTTCTGAAGCTGGTGATTCTGGTGGGGTGGCTTGGTCTTCAGGTTTGGCTTCACTTCCATCCGGTTTAGTATATCTTAAGATTCTGGATAATGCTTCGGAAGCTCTTTGTTGATCTATTAAAGATTCTAAATAATATTTTTTACCTTCTATTTGAGCGGTAAAAAGACCTTTACCACTATCAGTACCATCATACATGAGATAAAACTTACCATCATTAACTAATATGACTCTGAAAGTTGATGGTCGAGGTGCTACCCACTGTATATCACTTAAAAAAGCCTCATATTGAAAATCAAACAAATCATTCAACACATCTTTAATGACAGGAAATTTGTCAACTATAGGAAACTTACTTGGCTCAACAGGTTTATTAGTCTGTTGAGAGTAGGTAGCTTTAGCTAATTTTTTGATTTTTGATATGAGTTCAGATTTTGTCATGATTCTTTCAGTTTCTTAACTAAAATTTCAGCTATTTTTTTAGTTGATATGAATCTACCTTTTTCATCTCGAGCAGGAGATGTTTTAGGTTTTTTAGTTGATATAAATCTACCTTTTTCATCTCGAGCAGGAGATGTTTTAGGTTTTTCAGTTGAAGTTGGTTGGGTAGGTGTTTTTTGAGCTGTTGGAGTTTGAGTTTGAGTTTTTGAAGTTGTTGGGGGTGGTGTAGAAGATTTTTGAGATGAAGAAGTTGGAGTTGGAGTTTTTGAAGTTGTTGGGGAGGGTGTAGAAGGTTTTTGAGTTGAGGAAGATGAGTCTGAATCTTTTGAGGGTGTTGAAGTTTGGGTTGTTGGTTGGGGTTGGGAAGATTTTGATAAATCTGTTGAAGCTAAATCTCTGGCTTTAGTTTTTGTACTGTTTAAAACACTAATATAACTTTGTATTTTATCTTTTAAATTAGGATTATTTTTTAGTTTATCAGATGGAAAAAGTTTATTAATATCATTAATAACATCATCAATTTCTTTTTCTAAAGTTCCAGTTTTAGAAGATAATTTACTTAAAGCTGCTGTGTCAGCTACATTTTTAAATTGGGTAGAATCTCCTTTAAAAGCTGCTTTTAAATTTTTACCAATTTGTGAAGCCCCAGCCATTGATCCTTTTACATTAGCTTTTACTCTATCAAAAAAACCTTCATTTAAATCATTTAAAGGATTAACTTTTAATTCACCATCAAGGTAATGTTTAGCACCAACCATACACTCTTTAGCTTTAATTATTTTAGATTGCCACCAATGGGGGAAATCAACTTCACCATCTAATTTACCTAATTCATCTACCATTTGAGCTAATTCAGTAGCATATTTAGCTATTCTATATAGATCTGATAGCAGCATATCAGGTTCATTATCTTGATGACCTATATCAAGGTCTTCAGATAAATCTTCTTCTTCTTCATCTTTAAATTGTTGAAGTTTTCTATCTAAGGCTACTTGGGTTGGATCTTTCTTACCAGTATCTATACGTTCAAATCCTCCCTTTTTATCAGGGAAATAAGATACAGCTTCACTCTTAACACCTTTTTTCTTAGCAGCTTTTATAATCCCAGCTTGAAGAGCGTCAGGGAGATTTTTTTGTCCTCCTTTTAAAGATGGGTTATCATCAAATTTAGATGAAATTTCCTCACTAAAGACTTCTTTAACTAATTTTTTTAGTTCTTCTTTAGTTGTTTTTTTACCATCTTTTTTAGATAAGGCAGCAGCTATAGCCATTTCTCTTTTTTTAGCTTTAGATTTACCTTTAAATTGGGGAGCTTTAGATTTTTCAAAATCTTTAACTACATCTCCTATAGGTGTTTTTTTAGTGATAGGCATTATCTTAAAGTTTTTAAGATTTCAGTTCTTAAATATTCTTTAACCTTTTTCTTTTTAGTATCTTCAGGTTCAGCTTCAACCTCAACATCTTCAATCTCAGTATTTTCAATATCTGTGATTTCAGGTTCAGGAGCAATTTCATCTCCTGAGACTTGTTTGTTTTGTTCTCTATCAGAGAAGGTAGCTATGTTAGTTAGCTGTTTAGCTAACTCTTTATTTCCCATACTTAAAGCTTTTTCAGCTAAATCTCTTAAGGCGTCAGCTATCTCATCATAAGCTTGAGCATCAGCTTCATGAAGCTGGAATTCTTCATTTAAAACTGAGAGGATTTCTTTTTTAAGAAGTTTTTTGGCTTCAGATTTTTTCATTGTTATTTTGTTTTATCTTCTGTTATAGAGGCTTTTCTGTACTCTGTAACAAGCTTTTTAATCTCACCTAAAGCTTTTCTAGCTCTACCGTGGGCTGCCTTGGAGTTACCTGCATGTTCTAATTTGAAGGACTCGTAAAGATAATCAATTTGTTCAAAGATTTCTTGGGTGTTCATGACTATAAATATTAATTTAAATTTTTTAATTTATATAAAGTTGATTGTATTAATTCAATTATTGTGTCAACCTGATTTTGGAGGTATGAATCAGGCATGTTTACTCTTAAAGTTTCAACAGTTTTACAGATCCCATCTAAGTAAGTTATAGTTTGATTTTTATCTGTATAATCATTATAACCAAAAGCTGAATAACCTCTGATTATACCATATTTACCTTGGTAAGATTCAACTAAACCATCTATCAAATCTGTAACTTCATCATAAAAAGTTCCTAAAGCCATATGTTCAGCGTAGGAGGTTGTTTGTAAATGAAATATATGAGTTTGGTTTATTGAATGTAAAAGATAAGATATAAGTTTACTACAATTTTCCATAGTTTATTTTTTATTTTGTTTTACCCCAAGTTTTACCTTTACCAGGTTTTCCACATTGGGAGGGTGTTGGACGACATGAGGGATATTTAGAACGTTTTTCACCTTCCTTACGACCACAGGACTTACATTTTTTCTTTCCATCTACAGTACGGCAAGTATTACAATCAACCCATCCTCCTTCTTTACCTGATGGGCCTTGACGTTTAAACCATTTATGTAAGGATTCATCTTCATTGATTCCTTTCCAAATTTTACCTTGACGACACCTAACTACTGCTCCTGATTTGTAAGCTGAAGGTTTGTCAAATTTACGGTCAGCGATACGGAGACATCTATCACGTTTGGTTTTTTCCTCCAAAACAGATTTGATTACTTCTCGTAAACTACGTCTTGCCATGGTGATAAATATCTATTTCTTCAAACCTTCCAAAAAATCTAAACCTTCTTGAAGATTTTTTAATAATTCTTCTTTATTATTACCACCAACCCATTTTTCTACATCACCTGCTTCAGTTACAAATCCTTGGTTTGAAACATTATTCAATTGATCTTCTATAAAAGCTTTATATTCTTTTATAGTTTTGTCTATATTTTGGTTATGGAGATTATTATAATATTCTTCTAATTTTCCTTGACGTTGTAATTCAGCTTCAAAATCTACTATACAATCAAAACACTTTTGATAAGCAGGATATACCTTTTTATCAAGGTATTTTTTCATTAACTTATTACAAGAAGGACAAAACAAAGGCAAATTAGCTATTTGTTTAAAAGAGTCTAATTTGGTTACATTTTGTTTAAGACCATTTTTAATAGTCCATGTTCTTCCATCTTCCTCCCAAACATCTCCTTCATGGTAATGTTCTTGTTTTTTAGTGTAACCTATTCCTAATGTGGTTTTATCTCCATGTTTACCTTTTACAAGGTTACGAAGACGTTCAACATCTTTTCTTTGAAATTCTTTTTTTAAAACATTATCTTTTTTCATAAACCTAATTCTTTAAGTTGACTAATTGTATCAGTGGCAGATGTATATAATATACCAATTCCACCTTGACTTCTCCATTCTTCTATATTAGAAGGTTTATCATCTATTAAAATATGGTTAGGAGCTGCGTATTTTTGTTTAAGTTTAGCTGGGGATAGAATAAGTTTAGTACCTGGGAGATATTTTTTAATCCATAATCTTTTACCTAATCTTGAGGATTCATCTCTGGAGGGGGCTGATAGGAGTGTAGGATTATATTTTTCTATATAACTCCAATATTCATTCCCATCAAGCATCCAAGGCATTCCAACCCAAAATCCTACTCCTTTACTCCCTATTAAATCCCAAAAAGCCTCTTTTCCATTTTTAGTTTCATACTCTTCAGGAAGCATTCCTGCTATTTTTTTAAATTGAGTATCAAAATCAGTTATAACTCCATCCATATCAGAATAAATCTTATAATCAGGAGCTGTTTCTTCTTTTAAGTTAGTTTTTTTTGAATCTTCCCACTTTCTTAAATTCATACTACCTAATTCATGGGCTTCTTTTTCTATATCAGCTAATTCCGCGTCCTCATAAACATTAGCTGTAGTCATAGGTTTAAGCCTGTTTTCAATATTTTGCATATGATGGACTAACTCATGAGAATAACTTCTTAAAATATCTTTAGGATGTCTGTTAAGGGTATATAAAGTTATACACTTAGTTTCTGGGTTGTAGTAAGCGGTTTTGCCTAAGGGGTCTTTAGCATTTTCTTCATCATTACTAATAAATTCAATTTTAGGGAATGGATGAAGTTTCATACCATTAGTGACTAAAAAAGATGTAAAGTCTAAAATAAGAGGTTTTAATTCTTCTTTAAGTGGTTTATATCCTGATCCATAAGGAGCAGCTTTACCCTCTTCTTCTTCTAAACCTACTTTAGCTAAGACATCATAGTAATTAGGATTCTCTTCAAGATGATCCAACGCTATTTTCATAGCTACTGTTGGGTTTGAAGTATGTTCTTTTTCTACTTTTATACCCTTTTTTAATTGAGCTTTTAATTCTTCAGCTGAGATATTGTGTTTTTTTATAATAGTTTCAATTCTGGGGCATAAGTCTTTAACACCTTCATTTAATTTAATTTGGGGTAAATTTAAACGAATCCACCTATCCCATACCTTTCTAACACTGGCTTCTTCTTCACCTGTTAATTCATCACTTCTCTCATCAAAAAACTCATCAATAGCTGCTTGTAAAGGTATTTTTTTGGTTTTAGCTCTTTTATATAAACCCTGAACAAATGCGGGAACTTCAGCGTCAAGAACTAAATACTGAGCTAAGGGCATTCCGTCTTGATATTTTATTTCAACTCCTTTTTCAAAATTAAATTGAGATATATGTTCTAACTCATGTCTTAATGTTTCTTTTAACTCAGCTATTAAGTTATTATATTCTTTTGGAAAGGATTCCGGGTTGTATTGTATTTTTATTTCAGCTGCGCTATAGTCAGCTTCTCCATCAACTATAAAAGGAATAATGCCTAATTTTTTAGAAGGTCTAAATTTAAATGTTAAATCATATTCAATATTCCCTATACTACCTCCAGTTTCTTCTTCATATTTAACCCCAAAATTATTTTTAAGTTGGTTGACTATGTAACGAGATTGAGTAGTTACTTCAGCATCATATCTACCTTCTTGAAGAGAAAGGACAGGATTTAAAGTTTTAAAAATGCTTTTACGCATTATAGTTTTAGCTGCAGCTTTATTCTTTGTTTTTTTAATAAATGGAATATTAATATTAGTTTGTCTATCTTGAGCTACAATTTCTCCATCACTATTTAACAAATCAATAAATTGATCTTTTTTAACACCTAACTTATCAAAAAAATCTTCTAATTCTTCAACTTCAATCTCTGGATTGTTTCTGGGGTCATTTAGTCTATCAATAAAGTGTTGTCCTGATAAGTCTATATCTAAGGGAGCTAATTTAGAATCAGCGAATTGGTCTAAAAATTCAACATCATCTAAACCTATATTAGGCTCAGGTTTAAAATAAATTTTTTCTTCAATTGGTTCTAACTCTGAATAGGTTCCATCTTTTAATTTTCCATTAAAGATTAAAGAGCCAGCCCCAAAATCATCATATTCAGTACCTGTTAAATCAATACCATCATAATTTTTTAACAAATGATTTGTTAATAAATCACCATCATTTCTTTTAAAGACATCTTTTAGATAATCTTTAAATATATTATATGTTTCTTTTTTATTTAAGTTTAGATAGCTTGAAAACCCATCAACCGCGTCATCAATATTGTTTTTTACGTCAGAATCCTGTAGATCTTCAGGTTTAAGTCCATGTAAATATGCTGTTGTGGCTTTTATATTCTCGTAAAATCCTGTGGGATCATCCGGTCTAAATAAATTATATTTAGATAAATCTACTTGTGATATAGCATCATATCCTAATTGATCTTGTAGTCTTTTAACATCCTCTAAACTACCCATAAAATAATATCCTGTACCTAAAAGACCAACTTTGGATTTTACAATACCAATACCTTTATCTTTTAAACGTTCAGCAGGTTGAGATGGATTAAATAAACCAGCTCTATACCCCATTTTAGATTGAGCTTCTTGAATTTCAGGAATAAGGAAACGAGTTAAAATGTTCCAAATTTCTTCTCCAGAATTTTTAGGCATAAGAGATAAAAAAGTATCTTTATCCTTACGTGAAAAAGCTCTTCTAACTTTAGTTCCACTAACTTCAGCTGAGTTGTCTTGGATTATTTCTACTTGAATTCCTAAAGGAGCGAATGATTTTTTTAATTTTTCAGCACTATCTAAATCATCATTGTCTCTAACACCAGCTATAAAAGCAATTTTTAAATCAGGATTTTCTTTAGCTAAATCTAAAGCATATTTTACAGGAGAAGGAGCTTGGAATATTTTAATATCTTGAGGTAAACCTTCTCTGTTTTGGTATAATTGCCAAATTTTTAATGAAGCTTCTGATGTTATATTATCTCTAACTCCAGCTCCAATTACAATTTGATATTCATTAGATGGTATTTGATATGCTCTTAAGGCTGTTTTAAGGTGTCCCTTTGTAGGTGGTTTAAATCCACCTCCATAAATTACAACATCATATTTTGAATCAACCTCATTTAAAAAAGGTCTAATTAATTCTTGAACTAATCTATTCACTGAGTTAAAAATTTATTTAATTTAGATTTAGCTGAGGGAAAGGGGTCAAATTCAATTTTTTGACTTAACAATTGTTGGATACTTTTAAATAATTCATCCATATCTTTCTTTTTTTTAGCTTCCTCCTCAGGAGTTTTAGGCTTACCTACTACTTTATCTTCACCTTTAACATATCTTTTTACATATTCATTAGGATCAAATTCAAAATTTTCTCCTTCAGGGCTATTATTAATAATAGTCATATTTGGACCAAATTCAGATTGATAAACAGGTATATTTTTAAATACCCCTTCCCAATTTTTTATAACAGCACTTGGGGGTAAAGATCTATCACGTTTAGAATTTCTATCTAAGGAAGTCATTACAGGAACAACAACCATAAACATAAAAGTATCATAACCTAAATCCTCAAGTTCTTGTTTTTTCCTTAATAAAGGTCCAGAAGCTGCTCCTGGGGAGTCTATGATTATGTTTTTAGCATTAGATATAACTTCTGCTTCTTTTTCTTTGGTAGCTGTTCGGGCTTGACTCATAAATTTACCTGCTTGTGCTATTTGATCAGGAGTAAACTTTTTAAAATCGGTTCCAAATCCTGAAGCTTTAAGTAGAGCTTCATAAGTATCATCAACATTTATAGTTTCAAATCCTTGAAGATTTAACTGCTTAAGTAAGGTTGTCTTACCAGCTCCAGAAGGACCAGTCAAGAATATAGCTTTAGGACTGGTCACAGCCTCTAAAAGAATAGACAATAGCCTCATAGCAAGTATTTGTGATAAATATTACAAATCCCGTTTAGCTTTAGTTCTAAATCCTGTAAATATCGGTGTTGGGTTTGGGTTTTCTAAGTCAAATAAACGTTTAACAGTTTGAAAAATACTTAAATTTTCCTCTCTAGAACGGGAAGACTCATAGACCTCCCACCCTTTACCTTGAATCTTACCTTTGGCTGGTCCTCTCTTAGAAGATTTTAACCATAATATACCTGTACGGTCTACTTTTTTACCAAAACATTCTTCAAAGCATTGGGCGTAAATAGCTGTTTGAAGATCATAAGTAGTTTGAAGGTGGTTTGAAGTTTTAAAGTCTATAATCCATAATTCTCCATCTATTTCACAAACTAAATCACAAGTACCAGCTACTTTATATTTGTCAGAAAATAAATGAACTTCAGGTTCGATTAAAGTTGGATTATATGTTTCCCACCAATCTACAAACTTCATAAACATCTGCCAAACATCAGGATTATATTGAGGATTATCAAAATCATCTAAAAAACTAAGTTCTTTACCATTAAGATAATCTTCAATCATTCCATGAACTTGAGTTCCTTCTTCACCTGCTCTTTTAACTATATGGTCTGCGGCATAACCAACTTGTTTAAGCCAATCTTCAAAATATTTTCCTTTAGGATAATAACTTAAAACATAAGTTATAGATGGATAATACTCCCCATTGCGTCTATAATACCTGGAGTCTGGGAGTGTTATTTGCTTATGGTCATCAGATATCTCTAATATTCTACCATAAGAGTTTTTTATTTTACTCATATCATTAATTTTCTACTTAATAACCCTGATAGGGTTAGAGGGGTTGATTTGTGAAGTAAATTTAAGAAGGATTTGAATCCCATCTCTGATGGGTCTTTATCTTCCATATCAATTAAATGTACTTCTTTACCTTCATTCATAAACACTTCACAAAAATCTAAAGCGTCTTTTTGAGCGTCTTTATCTAAAGCTATATAAATTTGCTCTACTTTAGAAGTAACAATTTTTTTCATTAAATTGTTTTGGATATGCTTTCCTAATAACGGAATAGCGTTTCGTTTAATAGCCATAGCATCAAAAGGACCTTCACATAACACTATGGGTGATTCCCAATTTATAAAAAGTTCAAAAGGTATAATGTCTTTTGATACAGATGGATTTTTATATTTTCTAAAAGATTCCTTTTCAAAACTCCTACCTACAAAAAAATTAAGTTCACCATTAGCGTTGTAGGAAGGAATAACAATCATATTAGCATATTCTCCAAACTCGCAATATCCAATATTATATTTTATAATATCTTCAGTTGTTATATTTCTTTTCTTTAGGTAAAATAAAGCATGTTTAGCTGAAATACCAGAAGGTATTGGGTATAGGGGGGTAAATTCTTCAGGTAGTTTTAGAGTGTTTTTAACAACAGTTTCTTCTACCTCATATCCACTTTTAACATAAGATTTAGCTTCAGCTATTTTTTCAGGAGATGCTTCAGTCTTTTTAAATAATCCTACTATAGTTTTTCCTCTAGTATTACAAACCCAACAATGCCAAGGATTATGTCCTTGTTTATTTTCTGTAAAATTTATTTCAAGTTTAGGTTTATGATGGTGGCAAAAAGGACAATGATAAGCATAGTTACCATTTGATGTTTTTTTACCTTGCCCTAAGACAGAATCAACTAGCGTTACTAGGATGTGATTTATCATCAAAGTATAAAGATATAAAACTATTCTTGAGTATCAAAATCTTTTCTATAAAACTTACCTAGAATATTATCATTAAAGTATAAATCTGGGTGTTCTAATACTCCAAATGTAAATAACCATTTTGTCTCAAAATAAGTTAAAAGTTTCTTATTATTTATAAATTGAAGAATTTCACGTTTAAATTCGTCTTTTTTACCTTGAGTAATTAATTCTTTGATTTCTTTTTGAGAACCATAATATGATTTCCAATCACTTTCTTTTTGAACTATCTTGTATAAAGATTTTCTACCTCTACCTGTAGATAATTCTAATTCAGCTTTAGTTAGCTTTTTCTTTTGATTATGGTAAAGTACCTTTTTACCAATATATATCTTTCCTGTGGTAGAATGAATTACTTTATAGATAAATCCATAAGTATTTTCAGGAAATTGTGATATGTTTGTAATCTCGTCTTCATAATATAACCAATTCATCTATCTATATTTATTAAAATTGTTGTATCTGTTGTTTGGGAAGTAGGAAGAGGTTGAGCTAATTTAGCCACAGCTAATAATTCTTGATTAGAATTATATAAACCTACAGTAGTAACATAAGGTGAAAAATCAGATCCTGTTACAAAATCTTTATAAGTGTCTGTTGAGCCACTTTTTAATAGTGAAGGATTTAATGAATAATTATACTCATTAGCTCTAATAGTACATTTATATTGGGCTTCATATAATGTAATTGAAGATTGAAATTCAATATTAGTAGCTGAGAATGTTGTTCCTATTCCACTTCCAGTTCCTGTAAATATTAAAATACCATCTTGATAAATAATATTTCCTCCAAAATATGAAGAAGAAATTAAGTTGCCTTCTCCATCATCATAATAAGAACCTGATGGTATAGCGCTAGCTGATATGGTAACTCTAAGAGAGTTAGGTTGGATGTAATTTCCGTAGTATTTTGAAGGAATAGAAATCACACCAATATTACCTGAAGAGACAAAATATCTTAAAGATCCTGTTGTATTAGGTAATGAATTTATATAATTAGTAGTATAAGCGGGGCCTATTACAGTACCGTCTGTATTAAAAGAGGCAGTGGATGCGTTAGAGATTAGCCCGCTACTACCTAATATATAATTACCATAGTAGAGTTGTTTTATAGAATTAAAAACTAAAGCAGCGCTGGCTGTACCCTCACTTCCTCCTACTATAGGGTATGGAATATTTGATCCTGTAAAGTAAGAATAATATTCTGTGCCTGAAAAGGTTTTATTAACTGTAAACGGGGTTACAATTACATCATTACTTGTGAGTGTTTTTAAGTAACCCATTCATTAGAAGTCTAATTTAACTCTAATAAGAGCTTCTTTGGTAAAATCTTTCTTAAGTGGTTTACTTAATTTAGCTACAGCTAATAATTCATTAGCATCATTATATAAACCTACAGTTGTGATATAAGTTACAGGGGCATTTATAAAATCATTAAATATAACAACACCTGTAGATCCTGAGATGAATGATGGGTTAGTTGAATAGTTAAACTCAGAATTTCTGGCTCTAATAAAGACATAGTCTGATGTTATATTTTCTTGACTGTTTAAAGTAAATGATTGAGCATTAGTTCCACCAAGTCTATTAAATAATAATGTAGGGTTATTATCATCTGAGTTGGAGTTTCTAAGTGTTCCTAAGTTTATACCTCCAGAAGCGATTGGTAAGCCTAAAGCCCCAGGATTCAAAAGTAAAGTTCCTATATCAGGTAAAAATAATCCATATGATCCAGAAGGAGTATAACCAGGCTGGGAAGACCCAATAGTAGCTGATGTCACAGATCCAGCTGATCCACTAATAATTTGAAAAACCCTTCCAGCTTCATTAAATGTTGTAGTAGTAGAAGTTAAACTATCATCAGTTAGTATTAAAGGACCATTTGTTCCAGCCCCTCCAGAGATATATAATGTTAAAGTACCAGGGAGAAGATTACCTTTATAACGAGCTCTATCAACAGTTATAGAGTAAAATTCTGTAATAGTGGTACCTCCAAAATTAAAATCAGTGTTTTCATCCCCCAAAACAATATTTTGGAATTGACCATATATGGTTGAAGTTGGTGACTTACCATTTATACCAGAATCATAAAGGAGAGATCCAGAACCGTTTTTATTACCGTAAGCTATATTAAATTGAACTTCAGCATCAGCATTTGTAGCTGTAGTTTGATAAACATTTAAATAATAATTACCACTAGCCCCAGCTAGTTGGGTAGCTGAGTTGTTAAAGGAGGTAAGGGTAGGGGTATTACCAGTCCAAGCTCCCGCTGTTATACTATCAGCACTAATTAAAAAATCTTCGGGGTCTAATCTTTTGAATGACATATTTTATATTAAGCTGTTTTAGTAATTATTACAGGGATTGTTATTCTGGCTCCACTATCTCTACCAACAATTTGTAATGTTGTATATAATTGAGTATTTGAGCCAAATAAAGTATTAATTGTTGTAGCTGTTAAATTAATAGTTGTTCCAATAACTGTTTTAGATACATTAGTACCTAAAGTTTGAGTCGAATTTAATTCAGTAGCTTGTGTTGTATTCACACCAACACCATTAAAATTACTTAAGGTTCTAATATCAGCTATAGTAGCTGTGTAACCACTAGCCTCATAAGTTTGATTAGATCCTAAATAATTAAGTGTTTGAGGAGTTATAGCTAAGGAAGCACCTTGTTTTAAAGTTATAGAAGTATAACCAATATCAAGTACGGGCATTTTAGCTGTCCCTCTAGGTAAGGTTACTAATTTATATCTTAAATTTTGAGTAGTTTCAGGAAAAGCTTCTAATAAAGGTAAATTTTCAATAGCTTGACCATATAAAGCACTTCCAGAAGGATGAGTTGGGTTATATAGAGTATAATCAATCTCATCATCAGAGAGAGCAAATTGAGTAATTCTAAAAGAACCATCACCTCTAGCTAGAAGCTCTCTACCCTTATTTGTTAAGATAGCATCTACTGTTACAACAGCATTATTTAAGTATCCCATTTTTTTATATTATATGTAATAAATATGTTAAATTTTAATTTTCTATTATATTATTTTGTTTTAAACTTAAAATTATATTTTCAATATTATTTTGTAAGTTTTCTGAGGCATATCTAGGTATAATGACTCCTGTAAATTCTATAGTAGATTCACTAGGATTTTTTACAACATTACATGTTATATATTTTCCATCGTTAAGAATTCTGTATAAAACATAATTATTAGTATTAGCGGCGCTAGATATATCTCTATCTATTTTTAAATATAAACGACCTTCAGTATTATTAGGATCATTAGGTTGTATAACTTCATATATAGTGTACACTTGAGATTGATCATATTGAAATCTAATTTTATCTCCAACTTGAGGTATGAATGAATTTTCTATAGGTGAAAACCCAAAACTTAAAGATTCTGTGACAGGATTTTGAATTTTACCATAATTTTCAGTTAGGTAAAGTGAAGCTGTTAAATATCTTAAAGATCCGGTTTCCCAGTAACCATTTGGATTTTGATCATTTATATAAGGGGGGGCACCTGGGGATGGGTTTTGGGATGTGACAGAGATTTGGGGGGTTTTAAGTCTAACTGTGAAAGAACTACCAGCTCCTTTTTTAAGAACTAAAAAGTATTCATCATCAACTTGCATATCAGATCTTTGCAAGGTATAATTAAAATTATATGATACTTGAAATATAGGCATTTTTTAATATTTTTAACCACCTCCAAAATCAGTTGTTCCTCCTGGGTAGGTGAGAGTTTTCCATTGTTCTGTTAATTGGGTTACAACTCCACCTCTATCTCTAAAAAGGGCTATAGAAAATGGGGCTGATTCTCCAGCGGTAAAACCTAATGAGTCTTCGGATTCTAGTATAGCGGTTATGTTAAATGTTATTGATTCTATTAAGTCAGGAGAAGGGAAAGAGGAAGCTAAAGTATAAGATCCAGTAGCATTAATTCCTGTGTTACTTCCAGTTTTAAAAATAGCAGCACTAATTGACGCTGTTGTTATAGGTAAATTATAGGCGGTTATAACAGTTTGTTTGTTATTGGATAATGTGTAAGTAGAATTTGTGGTTTTTCTCATCACACCTAAATAATTAGCTGTTCCAGCTACTGTTGATCCTCCAGGTTCAGTAAATGTTATATAATTAACATTACTTCCAGACTCAACACCAGTTTGAGTATAAGATATAGGAACTATACTTCCTATAGAAGTTACACTATGGATGCCTTCTAATTGTTTATTTAAGGATGTGGCCTGATCAACTCTAATAATAACCTCATTTTGGTCAGAAAAATTTTGAATAAGGTTAGAAAGAGCTACGCTTTCAGCTGAGATTTTTATAGGTGTGCCTTGAGAATCAACCAAATAAGTAATAAAAAAAGAAGAATTATCTATAACTTCAGGAGAAGAACTTCCAACATCTTTAAAAACAATTAAATAGTCTTGTAATTGTTCAACTACTGGGAGGCTTTTTAGGGCGTTTTGGGTGCCTAAATAACTTATAGATTGATTTTCTTCAAATGAGCTCATTTTATGTTTTGTTTATTCCAGGTGATGTTACACGAGATCCTCTATACCTTATATTATTCCAACTTTCTCTTGAATAGTTTGAATCATTTATTCTAGCTTTTTCGGCTGAGCCTTGATTAACTTGGGGTAAGTTAACAGGGGTTGACATTCCGTTTGAATAATCTAAATCGTAATAAAACACAGATTGAGGTGATAAATCAACATTATTAATTAAAGGATTAAATTCAGATGTGGCATAATTTTCATCAGTATCAACTAATGGAATGTATGAAGAAGTAGTTAGAAGACTAGCTACTCTAAATCCTTTGTATGTTGAATTTGTATTATAAAATGAATTTGAAGGAAAATTGGTTATACTATAAGCTGATATATACCCAGCTTTTACCCAAGTATCTATATTTCCTACAGTTAGTGAAGCTTCAGCTATACCTGTTGTGAATTCAGGTACTATAACACTCCAACTAACACCAGCAAATGGAAAGATATTACCTCCATATAATTTAATATCATTATAAGATACAGATGAACTATTAATTATATCTATAGTAGGAGCTAAACTTGTAGTTGGATAGGGAGTTATTTCTAAAAATAGCCCACTACGGGAGATATATAGTTCTGAATTTGAAGATGATCCTGTACCAGCTGCTAAACTTACATACCAAGTGGGGGGAGTTAAGGTTGATGACTCCCCAAGTGTATACTTTGTTGGTCCATAAGTGGGGCCTATAGGTTTATTAAGAATTCTAGAGTATGATTGGGTAACTATAAAATCAAAATCAATATTTTGATCTTGTCCATTTGAAGCTGAGATCAGGGTAGATTGGAGTTGATATCCTAAAGGAAAAGAAGAATTTATAATTGGTCTAAAAGATGCGGAGGTGGCATAATTGGTTGTTAAGTAATCCTGAGGGATATAATCACTTATCATACAGTATAGACTTTGGGTGGAGGGGGAAATAGACCCATTTCTGTGTATTTTACCATATACCCTAATTCTATATTGAGTTGTTGGAATATCTTCTATTTGAAAATACGAAAAATTAAGTTGGGATATGGGAAAGGTAAAATTTTTAAGCCATCCAGCAACATTACTTGAAGAAGCTGTTGGGAAATATAACGTTTTCCAACCTCCAATCCATTGAACTTCAGAAGTTGTAAATAAAGTGTTAGTTTGACTTTGTCTGTTACTTAAGACAGTAATTATATTACTAATATTAGTTGTACTTACATTACTAGAAGTAGCATAAACAGCTATGTCAGGAGTAATAGTTTGGGTTAAATTACTATTTTGAGAGGTAGGAACTATGGTAAATAAAAAATTATTAACATTTTGCCTAGTATTAGTTATAGGATATGAAGTAGGTCCTCCTAAAATATTACTACCAGATACACCTATATTATTAATATCATCTATACCTTTAGGATGATTTATAATAAGTTCTTCTAAATCTAGAAATTTAGATGAATTATCATATCCTTCTCTATCTATAGTAGATATTTTTATTTTTTTTACTCCTGATGTAGCCATTATAGGTTATAGATTACTTCCACTATCGTAAAATAAATATAATAATCCACTAGATGGTATAGATCTATCAGTAAAATCACGAAGTAATAATGTATTATTAGGTATAAAACTATCAAAATATACTTCAGCAGGACTACTATCATCAGGAAGTGTGTTCGATGATCCTACAATAGAGCAAGAATGAAAATGAGATGTATAAGGTGTACCACCAGAAATATTTTCTAAGGAATATGATGTAAAAACAAAAGTCACTTCATTATAAGGAGGAGCATAAGATTTTATTTTTATTAGGGGAGTAGCTCTATTAAATATAGAACTAGTTGGTACTCCAGGATATCCAGGATTTATTCTATGGTTAACAAATATATTGGTAACTTCACTAAGGGTATAAGTCCCAACAAATATATTTCCTTGTTTTTTAGCTAAAACTAGATATTGATCAGCCGCTCCACTTATATTAAATTGACTAGAACTAAAATCATTATAACTATCTAGTGAAAGCATATCTACAGCGTATCCTTGTCCTCCTTGAGATTCAAATAAAGAAGATTCTTGTCCTCTATTATCAGATCCATCACCAAAAACTTTAACAATATTATAAGTATGTTCTGTAGTAGATGGTTCTAAATAAGGATTATCTAAATTTAGATTACCATCAGTAGCTAATATTTTAGACCCACTTAGTTCACCATTATAAAATTCATCTTGGGAAGATTGGGTTAAAATAAATCCTCCAGCAGGGCCACTTACTCCATATGTCCAACTTTGAGTTATTTGCGGAGATACTGTGTTTAAAATGGAGGAACTATATACATTGATATAATTGAATACCCCACCAGCACCTCCGTTTATTTTACTTATTCTTGAATGAGAAATATAGGTATCTTCAGTTACAGGATCCCACATTTGTTGTGAGTAAACAGATCCACTATAATCATGTTGAGAAATTTCAACTTGAGCGGGTCTCTGTTTGTTTCTTTCAAGTAAGTGTTGTTTTATAACTACTCCTGTTGAAAGACCAGATTTGGCAGGAGTAAAGTCTTTAATCATTTTAAATAAGGAATTATCAAAATATTTGATAAGTCTTATATAATCTTTCCAATTATAATTCTTGTAATATTTGTCAAAATAGGAATTACGTAATCTATCTAGATCAGGGTAAGAATAAGAAGATTCAGACACTTGACGTGGGTCTCCAATATATTCCCCAATATTAAAATATCCCATTGATGAATTAATATCATCATTAATTTCATTTTGAGGTGAAAAAGCTACTTCAACATAGTTTACATCTCGGGTGTAACTTTCACTTTGAGGATATCTTTGCTGTATTGTTCTATATGGAGTTAAGACATCTCCTGTTGGGAGAAGATTATCTTCTATTCTTATTTTTTGAGAAATTCTATTACGAACGCCAACAGCAGGTTGGTCATAATATATAAATTCAGTTTGAGGAATAAACGTAAGATTACTTCCAATAAAATAGTTACTGTTGGAGGTAAAGGAATTAGTAATAAATGATCCTGTTATTTTAGGATGGATAGATGTTCTTATTCCTGTTGTGGTTATTAAATCAGATCCTAAAGAAGCTCTAAAAATAAGGTTGTTAACTGATGATGAATAATTAGATCCTTCTATAGAATAAGGATTCATTACATAATCATGAAAAGTTTCTTCATTTTGAACTTCATTATAAAATCTTAATTCTTGATATGAGCCTGTGAATCTTGAGTAAGTTCTGGAGTTAAAAGTGGTTGAAGAAATGGAAGATGGTAAGAAAAGTAGAGTAGGAGAAGTCCAACTATTAGTTGATAAAATAGTAGATTCAACAGAAGAGGTGTATCCTATTTTAAATCCATCATTTCCATTATATATTTTATTAGCTACTCTTAAAATTGCTGATGTAGACCCTGGATATTTACTTAATTGGACTGACCACCAATTACCATCATAAAAAGGGGCGGAGCAACTAAAATAAGAACTACCTAAATCTCTATAAGTTAAAGTGGCGTATTGATTAGAAGATGAAGGGATTGACCCTAAATAAGAAGAAGAAGAATATCCTGATCCTGTATATTCTAAAGTTAAAAAACTGTTAAAAAATAAAGATCCTGATAAGTGGAGTATAGTTTTATAAGAACCAGTTTGTGGAAGACTTTCAGGCTTGAATTTAAAAAAGATAGTTTCAGGTCTATTATTAGATGAATCCCAGTCAGTATTAGACACCCATGATGATGATACTATATGAGTAGTTGAAGAACCCCCACTACAAAATAAAGCATAATTAAATTTATTTTGGAAATAATCCCAGTCATTTGTATTATCTTTATCTTTACCTCCAAATTCAGATATTCTAAGAATAGTATCAGGAATACCATAAGTGTTAATCAAGGCTCTTAAACCTTCAACTGTACCTTTTTTCTTAAGTAAATAAGGTAAATTATGGTAAATTCTTTTATATATTTCTTTATTTACATCATCTAATTTAGTGACTTCAGAGGAAGCAGTCACATAAGTTGTAATTACTTCAGACCCAGTTGGAGGAAGTAAACTTCCAGAACCATTTATACCTAATAAAGCTGAGTAGAGATCATCTGATGAAAAATTGTTTTGATATAAATTAACACCCATACTTTTAATAGCATCAGACACTATGTCTTTAGATATGCCATAGTTCAGCCTATTATCAGCATCAAATCTATTGGTTATATCTTTAGTGTAAACCCACATATTATCAAAATGCTGCCCAACCATATCCATGAAGAGAAAGAAGGGAGTATTAGTATTATCATCTTTTACAAAAGAAGGTAAGTTATTAACTATTCTATCAGGATTTTCAATATCATATTCTGATCCTGAGATAGTTTGGGTATTTAACCAGGTTAGAGAAGAGGTACTTCCAGTAGAAGCTAAAATATAAGGAGGTGTAGAATTGGTTTTAGGATATATATCTGAAGAACCTGATGAGTAGTATTGGTAATATTCATAACCATCAAAATTCTTAATGATATTTTCTATTTGTTTTTCTAATAAAATAATATTAGAAGAGTTGTCTGAAGGGGTTAATGAAATAAGTTCATTAATTTCATTTTGATATTCTTCAATTAATCCTACTTTATAATAAAAATTTTCTACTCTATTTTGAGCTGAAGAAAAGTAAACAAAATCATTAAAATCACTATAATTAATATTAACTGTTACTCCCTTCTGAGCTAGTAGGTTTTGTAGCTCATTATAAGAAGAAGTTAGGGTTGTAGTTGTTAATGAAGTTAGATTTTCATAGGGAGTAGAATTATTAACAACATCTTTTAATTGAATTTCAAAATTAGGGCCTCTAAGCTTTGGGGAAGGTTCAGGTTCAACTACTTTAGGAGCAAATCTAATATTAAAAGATACAGCTTCAGCTGTTTGTAGTACTATCCATAAAGTATCTTTTAATTCAAATTGAATATCTAAAGGTTCATATAGTTTAACTAGAACAGTATATTGATTTTCATTTGAGTTATCAAGAGCTATATTATTAGCTATAAAAATATTATTATTACCAAAATTTAAATGAAAGTCTTCAAAATAAGGAGAATCATTTAACTCAGTAATAAAAGAAGCTACAACAGATTCAATCTCTTGATTAGTTAAGTTATTAGTAGCTAATCTTAATTCAGTTCTATCAGAACTAATTTCTTGAATAAAGAAAGAAGATGACTGTGAAGAACTTAATTCATTTCTTAAAAAATTATATACAGCAGTATAATTACCATATTCAAAACCTGCTTTTAAAACATCTTTTTCAGGATCAATATTAATAGTAGATACAATACTTTCCCCTGCATTATAATCATGGATTATAGAATAATCTTTATAATTATAGGAAATATATTCTAATAAATTTTGCTCATTATATATTGAAAACTCAACTACATCATCATTAGGTTTAAATTGAGATATAGTATCAAAAGAAGGAATTAATTTAAGATCTTTAGGAGTATATTCCTCAAAAACAGAAGTTGATATTTTTGTTACTACTGTATTAGCCATAATTAAATTGTGTTCGCGTTATTGATAGCGTCTTGAATATTTTGAGTTTGTTCTCTAAGTCTTTGTTCTTCTAACTCAAATAATTCTCTTCTTAAATTATTTATTTCTTCTAATAAAGCTGTTATATCATTATTAATAACATCAGCATTAACATATTCTGAGCTTTGTCTAATTAAATATTCATGAGAGTTGACATCTCCAGTTTTTGGGATATCATAAAATATTTCATTATAATTTTGAAAAAATTGATCTACTGTTATTGGAGGAGGAGCAGGTTCTTCAGTTGGTGGAATTAATTCATTAAACTGATTATTAATAGTTTTCCCATATTTAGTTTTATCATAAACTATCTTGTTTAAATCTACCTGTTTCATCCATTAATTATTTTAAAATAATAATTATCATCTAATATTATAGTTTCTCCATTTAACACTACTTTTAATAAGATTTGATAATATCTTTCAGGTTCTAATCCATTCATGTAGATAGTGAAATAACTATTTGAACTATCAGCACTTATTTTAGTGTAAGTATCATCAAAGTTAAATAGAAACTCATTAGTATCCAAGTCTTTTATAGCATAATATGAGGTTTCTGGTAGGTAATAGTTGGTTGTATAAATAGAAGAGGTTTGGTAGGTTCGGGTTGGGAATTCAGGTCTACAGTTAATTCTAAATTTGTATATTTCAGAATGTCTAAATTCAATAGGATTATTAGCTAAAGTTACAACCATTTGGGTTGTATTAATAACAGATTGAGCAGATGAAGTAGAATAATTAAAATCATTCCATTGAAATTGAAGTTCAGGGGGGTAGATTGTATTAGTATCTATAGAATAGAATTGAAGTTTAGTTTGTTTAGACAAACTATTTACAAATTCATCCGCTCCACTTTGTTTAATAATAAATCCATCATTAGTAAAACCACCTAATCCTTTAGATGAACTATACCAAGTTTTTATAGTGTTAGTTACATCTACATCTAAATCTTTACTACTATTATAATTATAAACTTTAGATTGGGTAACATTTAAACCTAAAGAAGAACCAGTGTACCAAGTACCTCCTCCTGTCACACTACTATAAGAAGCAGTAACATAAGGAGAGAAACCAGAGACAGTCCAAGCGTTTGATCCAGAATATGTTCTATATATCCAACTACATCCATTATCCACCTCAGGAGTATTATTAAACTTGCCAGTTCCCATCCCCCAAGATCCTGATATGGGGTAGACTTCTAATGTGGTATCTAGATTAAGATTTTCAATATTAGAGATATAATTTTTTAAATTGACTTTAAAAGAAGAAGTACCAATTTTATTATCAATAATAGAGTTAATTTCTTCTTGGGAAAATTGAATTAAATATCTACTAACATGAGCAGTACCTGTTGAAAAGTCAGCTATAGCTTCTATAATAGAATCTAACCCTGTGTTTTTAACAGGATATCTTGAATATATAGTTGTATCTTTTGTTGGGAAAATTTTATATACTGCCATAATTATAAAGTTTTAACTCTACCTCTAATATCAACATCTGGGTATTTGATTTCAAAAATAGAGGGGTCTAATGAGGGATATATAACATTATTTAATGTAGCTCCACTTATATCATAAGCGTATTGAGAATAACCACTGGCTATACCACTTTTGTTTGATATTTTTACACTGTCTACAGTTTGAACTCCTTTAACTTGGTCTAAGAGAATATATATCTCTCTTAATAAGATAGGTTGATTAATTTGTTGATTATCAATATTAAAATAATTTTGTAGAGCTAAAATACAATTTGTTATAACTTGATTACTATTAAAATTAGGTAATACTATAATATCGAAATCAACACTAATATTAATTATAAAAGCATCTTTTATTTTAATAGAATCATTAATAGTTCTATATTGAGATAAATAAGTTGAAAGATTTTGTTTTAAAGTGGGAGAAGCTGTGATTAATTGTCTATTAGCGTTATAACTTAAAATATATAAATCTAAAGCTGAGGGGGATTCGCCAGGGAGAAGATTTTCAAGCTTTTCAGGCTCAATATAAGCTTTAGCTATAGTACCATATTGAGAGGGTAAACTTAAAGATCTAACTAAATAATCTTCTTGAGTTACAGTTCTTAATTGAGCTCCAAAATTACCTAGGGTATTATTTCTTATTTCTTCTATATTATCCCCATCATCTCCTCCAGTAGCAGCTGTTGGATTTAATACTAAAACAGAATTAAATATATTTTGGGCTAAATTAGAAGTATTATCTAAATTAGAATTTTGAAATTTTATATCAGCACTTACAATACTATTGATAACATTTGATTCAACATTAGCTGTTACTCCTCCTCCAATCAAATAAGTTACAGTTAATGTTGTGTTAGAAGGAGCTATACCATAAGTATTACTATATAAAAAATTAGAGGGATTAAAAGCTGTTGTTAACTTTTCTTGTGATGAAGGTAAACCAATCCCAACATTGTCAGGATTAGGTATTATAACTTCATTAATGTTATTTTGATTGGTCCCAGCTCCAAATTGTATATCTAATTGGGTTTTAGATTTAAACCGGGTAGTAAATCTTCTTGGTACTTTTTTTAGATTTAAAATATAAGGTACTTCATTAGAATCAGATTGAGCATTAGGGTCAGGACCAAAAGGATTTTTATTTTTAATAGGCTCAAATACAGTCTCTTGAGCTAAATAAGGAACTTCAGTCCATTCATTACCATCACTGTCTATAATACTAGATATTCCAACTATATTAGCTTCATTAATAGTAACTGTTGGGTACCTTTGAACATTAGTAAAGGTAAATGTTGTAATTTTAGGTGTAGCTGAGATTGCTTTTCGTGTTTTCTTTAAAAGAAAAGAGGAAGGGTCAGAACCAACTACTTCATAGATAGTAACCTCTGTGGGATCTAATGATGAAGAAAATGAAAAATCTATAGGATCTTGAATTAAGAATCTGGTTGAGTTTCCTGTGTTAGATCCTACAATAGTATTATTAGTTATTAATAAAGCATAATCATAATCCGGTACATAAGTCCCACCAACATTTTTAGCGGGGACCTTTTGGTAAATATCTACATCAACAATAGCTACACCTGTAGCTTTAGGTTTATAACCCATCATATAAGCTAAGTCATATAAATTAGGTTCTTGACGAGCATACTGGAGAAAAGTCTCTTGAATTTGATTATCTAAATAAAAAGATAAAACATCTCCTACATATGAGGCCATTTCAATAAACATTGACCCAGGAGAGTTAGGGCTAAAGTCATTGTAAGTAGTAGGGAAATAAGTTTTTGAAAATTCAATAAGAGAAGATCTTAAGGAATCAAAATCCCTATTAATATATTTTATATCTTTATTTGTTTTAGTATCAGCCATTATTATGGGTTAAAATTTATAGCTAAGGTATCTGTCTCATTGTTAAAAACAGAATAAGTTATAACTACAGTTAAAGTATAATTATCAGGGGATCCTAAAACTTCAACTTTTTTTAAAGTAACTTGAGGAAACTGAGAAGCTAATTCTCTTCTTACAACACTTTCAACATCTGAAAAAGTATTAGCTGAAAGTTGTTCAAATAAAAAGTTTTTTAATCCTCCCCCATAGTTAGGATTTAAAGGGCGTTCACCCTTATTAGTTGAGAGATATACAACTATATTAGATTTTATTTGATCTCGAGTTGTATAATTTAATTTAAAAGGTATAGCTCCTGAAGTGGAAGCTTTTGAAAAAGGGAAGGCCAAACCAACAGCATTTCTTGGCTGTAAATCAATAGGAAATATGTTAGTTTGTTTTATAGCCATTATTTATTCATTAAATTCATTATCTGGTTCATGCTTAACTCACCAGCAGGAAGATCAGAACCGGGCATAGCTCCTCTAGGATTAAATTCAGCTACATTTTGAGTTGTAAAAGTGGCTGCTGTCTCACCTAAGATGTTTCTATATTGTTCTCTTTTTTGTTCCATAGTTAAAGAAGGAGAGGAAGAATAAGGTTGAGGAGAAGGGGTATATTCAGAAACTACTTGTTTTGGAGCTTTAACAGCTTCTAATAAAATTTCTCTTAATTCTTCTCTAATAACTTCTCTAACAGCTTCTTTAATTATAGATTTGAAAGTATTAGTCTTCATTGTTTATAAATATTTATTTAATATGCTTTTAAGTTATCTCTATCAATAATAAGTTTTAATTCATTAATTAAAAGTTCTCTATCAGTTGTAAAAGATAATTCAGTTTCAATTAATTTAATACCTTGAGAATTTAATCCAACAGCTTTTCTTCTATTTACAGTAGGAGAAAAAGGTACTTCTTCTATTTCTATTATAAATCCTTGATAAGTAGTATCATTTAAGGTTTGAGAAGCCTCTTGTTGGACTTTAGCTATTTCTTTTAGGTCTGGGTTTAGGGGTATAAGAGGAGGGAGTTGGATTGGGGTTTGGGTTATAGGGTCAATTACTTGTAAAGGGGAAGGGGTTGTCGGTTTAGAAGTTATTACTTCATCAACTTCTTTTCCATCTTTTACTCCGATTTCTTCAACAGTTAAAATTAACCCATCACCAACAATTTGAGTTTTTTCTAATTTTTTTCTTATTTTATTTTTTAAATCAACAGTCTCTGTATCAAATTTTAAGGGACTACTCCCTAAAACTCCTTTACCTACTGTTAGATATTTAGGTTCTTGAAAACCTAAAGAAGGATCAAAAGTTGATTTTGTATAATCTTTACCTCCATTTTCAATCAAAGCCCTAATAACTTTATTACCAGATACTATAATAGTAGCTGTAGCTCCTGATCCATCTCCCCCATTAAGCTTGATGTTTGTATAAGTTCCATCTTTATAATTTCTTCCAGCATTTTGAATTTTTAATTTTAAGATTGGACCTTTAATTACTTTTTTAGTAGAAGTAATATTACCTTCCTCAGGACTAGGAGAAGGATTTATAGTACATTTAGATATAGCTAAATCTAAATTACTTAAAGCTGAAACTAAAAGAGCAACAGCTGAGGATAAGATAGATATAGGTATTAGCAAACCATCAATAGCATCTTTTATAGGTTGTAATCTTGAATTACCTTTAGTATCTAAAGTAATTGAGGTTATAGTGTCATCTACAGTTCCTAAGGTAGAAGGAACAGCTCCTGGTGTTATTGGGAGAAAAGCAACTGCTGCTTGAGCTACTGTTTTTGCTGTTTTTGTTATAGTTAATACAGTTAAGATAGTGCTTAATAAAGTTGAAGCTAATCCTAAACTTAAAGTAACTGTATTTAAAAAAGTTGAAATAGAGTTAGCTTGAGTAACTATATTATTTCTTAATATTATAAGTCTTTCAAGTTCTTTAGGGCTAGGGCAGACCTCTCCTAAAAATTTAGTAGTTAATTCCTTTTGTAAAGGAGGCACCATAGTATTAACTATAGTTAATCCTTTACTAATTATAATAGGGCGTAAAGCACTAATCCCTTTTAATTTTAAATCTTCAGGAATTGATTTTTTAACCTTATTTACATCTATTTCATTACTTTCAGCCATTATATGGTAAAATTTTGTTTTGATCTAGAGTTATTTTTTAAAGGAGCAGCCACTTGATTTTTAAGAATATCTACTAATTGTTTAGCTGTAGCAGCTTGAGGAGCTAATTTGTCTTGGTTAGTCAAACTAAAAATTTCAAACCAATTAGCTAATTGATTAACTAAAACTAATAAAATATCAACTGTAGTATTTCCTTTTAATAAAGGTTCTGTCGCTTCTTTATTACCTAAAAAAATACCAGCGCTATCAATTACCATCAAATTAGTATCAATATTTACAAAATTAACACTATTTAAATTTATTGATTTTTTTGATGAAAGAAGAATATCACTATCCGTTGTATTAAATAATAATCTACCAGAATTTAATATAATCTGATTTTTATTATATTCTTTTGGAGAAGTAGGTTGTTCAGTATAACTATTATAATTTTTACTTGATACTTCTATATTTATTTTTTGATTAGAAGTTAGGTAGATAGAAGATTGATCTTTATTTATGTCCTCAGTTATTGGTACCCAAGCGTCACTTGAAATATTACTTGGTTGGCCATTTCTAATTATAATATTAGGGTTATTAGTATTATTATCAATATAACTACCTAATCTAATTGAGTTACCCCATCTTCCTTCTAATAAATTATCTCCAGAAAAAGGTTTTAAAGGATGAGTATTTATTTGCTCATTAAACCCAGGTCCTAAATTAATATCTGTTGATTCATCATTAACTCTTCTTACATCTCTTGAAGATCCATCAATAGCATTTTCATAATCTGAAGATGTGTTATCTTTAGGTTGTTTGGTTGAGTCAGGGACAGCGTTATGATGTTGGCTATTCCAAACATTTATAGGAGGTAGGTAATAAGCTGTGGTTAAGCTGGTGTTAGTTTGAGAGTCCCATGCTGCTAAGAATATAATAGGGACTAACTCATTTATTAAGGGGTAAAATTTATAATTAGAAAATAAAGGTGTAGCTATATTATTAGTATCAACAGCAAAAGGAAATTGAACACTATCAAAAAAAACAGTTCCAATACTATTCCACTCACCATATTCAGTGAATTTAGGATGAGTATCATCTAAAATAATATCAAGTACACGAGCATAAAGTATTTCTTTCCCCTTAATAGGAGTAGGGGTAGGGTTACTCCCCATATTTTTAGTTAAGGTAGAAATACCTTGATATATCTTAGGCATTATTTTTTACCTTTATCTTCGTTATATTTTTTTACTTCATCTAATAACTGTTGTTTTTCAGCTTCAGTCATTCCAAATACTTCTCCTCCTTCTTCAGCTTGCATAGCTCGTTGAACAATTGTAGCCATTTTAATTAAGGCTTCATCATTTTTAACTCCTATTTCAAGATATTCCTTTATTAAAGGAACTATAAGAGTAGCATCTCCAATTTCTTGAACCATTGGTTTAAGTTCATGGATTAAAATGGAAATTTGTTCTTCTTTTTTTTTCTGGTTGTTGTAAATTTCTTCTAAAAGGTTAGAGAAAGTTACCTTTCCAAATATTTTTTTATCAAATTTACCCATGATTATAAATATATCTTGGTTAAAAATTGGTATATCCGTTATCTAAATAAAAAAGATATTGTTCTTTATATATTTCACCTAAACGATCTGCGACACGTGTTATATGTGGGGTTTTAACATCTATCATTTCTCTGATATAGATGTAAAGAGCTTTTTTATTAAAAATATCTATACCTTCTCTTCTTCTAAATACCTCTAATATAGCATCAGCTACTTGGGCATCTTTATCTTTAGGGAAGAGTTCATAAATATTATCAGAGCAATACTCCACATATTGGTCTATAAAATCTGATATAGCATCTGTTTGGTTGAGAGGAGTATCTAATTCGTAAGAGTGGTTAAGATCCTTATATAATTCTTCAACTGGGGCTTTATCTACTCTTTTTTTATAATTTTTAGTATTTTGAATTATAAGATATCTCTTAACTATTGTTCCAAAATATGAATAGGCTTTAGCTCCTTTACTTGGGTCAAAGAGATGGATTTTTTGAAGGAGGAAAGTTATAATCTCATGCTGAAGGTCTTCAATATTATCTACTTCAGTATAGTAAAATTTAAAAGTATGAATAATATTTTCTGTTAATTTAAAAAAGGCATAATGAATATGTCTATGATAAATTTTTTCCTTTTCATTAGAGGAAGTGGCCCTATTATAGGCCACTATAGCATCCTCAGTTTCTTGAGTAAAATAATTATTTGATGATGGTTTTTTTTTCTTTACAACTTCCTCTATCATAATTTATCTATTTTAAAATTTGATAGAAGATGTTGTAAATTTTTTATTTCTTCATATATAAAACCAACTTCATCATCATTCTTAAAAATACCTCTACTATCTATATTTTTAATCTTTTCATCAGCGAACTCAATAGCTTTAGAAATTTGATCTAAATATGTTTGGTATCCTAACAAGATATCTTCTTGTTTCTCATTTTTTCTTAAAAGGTTAAAGGTTGTAAATCCTAAGATTACAACCAAACAACCTAATATACTAATTATAATTGTTGTCATAGATTATCTAACATATTTTTTAAATTAACACTTTGTATACTGCTTAAAGCCTTTTGCTTAACCGGGATTTTTTTCTCTTTAGTTAAGGTAAAATTTTCCTTTTTAACCTCAGTTTTAGTTCCTTTAAAAGTTGGAAGCCATTCTTTTTCAAATTCAATACGAGCTGCCATCAAATCTGCTTGGTGAATAATATAAGGAAGAGCAGTTCTAGGTTTAGTAGCTGGGGAGAAGTTAATTAGATATTTTTTATTAGCTTCATCATACAACCCATCATGAGTTTGAATAGCTACCATTTCATTAAAAGTATATCTAATACCATGAGCCTGGAGAAGGTATAGACCACGATCAGGAATAGAAGCAAAGGCTAATTTTTCACTATGCTGATAAGTTTCACCTAATTTTTCTTTTCTCCATTGGTCAGTCTGGGGGATATAAGCTTCATGTTCTTCATCCCCTATTTTACCTAAATCATGATTTAAAGCGGAGAAAACTAATTCTTCTTTAGTATAAGTAGAAGTATCTACTCCCATTTCAACCCAGACATCATTTAATTTAAGAGCACAATCTACCACTCTAAGGACATGATCTACATAGCCTCCTGGGAAGGCATTATGGTATTCTTTTTTATGAGCCGCAGGCATCATCATAATACGATCAGAGTATTGAGAATAAAAATCTAGTAATTGAGAACGACGAGGTTCTTCAATAAAAGTTTTAATAGTCTCTTCTAAATCTATCCAATTCTGTTGGATTTGCTCCGCTGTTAACTCCATAACCTTTATTTTTTTAAATTTTATTTAACTCTCTTCCTTCAATTGATTCTCTCTCAATAGAGGATCTAATATCACCTAATTGCTCTAAACACTCCGCTAAAGCAACTCTAACGTTATCTAGGTCTCCTCTAGAGGCATAAAAATCTATATGCTTCATTTTAGCTTCTAATCTGTCTACCTGATTATTTATATACTCTCTCTGTCTCATTTTTTATTAACTTTTTATTTTTTTATATTTGGGATTGAAGTTATAAAACTTTTTAGGGAAGGCCAATTTACTTTAAAGAAAGGTCAAGAAGATTTTTTAAAAAAGCACATTTTTCATATTCCTCTATTTCTTCAAAATATTTTAAGGATAATTTAAGGGAAATTTTTAATTCTTCATCCACATTCAAGGTTATAATTTTTTTAACCTTTTTATCCTTTAAATCTAAACCATCTATATAACCATAAGCCCTCCCATAAAGCATAGCCTCACCCGCCCTCTCTATCTCACTAATGTCTAATTTAGGATCAACTTTTTTAAACATTTCAATTAATCCCTTACTATAAGAAGTTTGATTCATAATAAGTTTCTTAAACATTTTTAGTTTAATAAAGGGATCATTAAAATCTATAGCTAAAGGATTAGCCTGATTAATAGGTTCTTTAGAGTTTAATTCTTCCTTTCCCCCAAATAGACCAAATATTTTATTAGGGTCAATAGGCATTTTCTATAAATATTACTTACAATGATAATCAGCTGCCCTTGTAGCTATTTGTTTATTTGGTTTGATATTAGCTTTATAACCTAAAGACGTAACCCATCCCTTAGCGGCTGAGACTAATTTATTACTAAAATAAAATTCATCATCATTATAATCTAAATCTACCTCTACTTTTATAGTGGGTATATTTTCTGAGATTAAGTTGGCTATTTCTAAAGAAAACTCAGTTTCTTTCCATAACCGGGTCCAGTTATCTTTAGTGGGAGGAATAGAATTTTTTTGATAGATATAATGAACACCATTATTAGGGTATCTATAAGCTATAGCTGTAACATATATAATTTCTTGCCCATAACGTTGAGAATCCGTTCCTATATGTATTTCTATAAATGGGTCGCCACCTATCATTTTAATGGTGTAGGTGATGGGATTTACTGGTTTTCCATCAACTGTTCTAAACTTCATAATTAAAAAATTTGTACCGGTAGAGGGACTCGAACCCCCAATAACTTGATCCTAAGTCAAGTGCGTATGCCAATTCCGCCATACCGGCGCTCCGTATTTGCTTCGTTCGGGCGGAAGATGTTGGATTCGAACCAACGCATCATTTTCATGATGACGGTTTAGCAAACCGCTCCATTAACCACTCTGGCAATCTTCCTTTTAGGTGGTGAGGGAGAGATTCGAACTCCCGGTACCTTTTAGTACTTCGGTTTTCAAGACCGACGCAATAGACCACTCTGCCACCTCACCTAAGCCCATTATTGGGCTGCTTCTGGAGTAGCTGATGGAAGTGTCTCAAGAGAGTCGAGCAACTCACCAACAGAATCAACAGGAGCTACATGAACTGTAGAATCCTGAGTTGCAGCATTCTCACAGTTTTCACAATCGCCTTGGGTCCCACATCCCATGAAACCAACAGCGGCTAAAACAATAAACAAGTTTTTCATATCTATTATAAGTATTAAATTTTTTTAATTAAATATCCCATTCCTCGGCTGCCATTAAATAAGCTGAGCCTGAATCTAAAGTTGGGTCTTCCATCATAAAAGCTATAGCTGTAGATCTGACTTCTGTTATAAGTCCATACTTAGCTGCTTCTTTTAAAACTGAATCAACAACATCTTGATAATTAGCTTTCATTTTTCTTTTTGTTAGTGGGGGAACCCTATTGTTCCCCCATTCAACAACATGGCATTTATTTTAATCTCAAACAAATTGAGAAGCGATTTCATACAATTCTTGATTAATTTTCAAATCCTGTTTGAAATTTTTAATCCGACGAGCTTTACGCAACTTAACTCCACTAATATATTCAAAATCTCCATCAATTACTTTCTCTTGGAGAACATTAAATACATTCCACAAATCATCCCCCTCATCTTCCTTGCGAGTGGGTTTAAGAATATCTTCAATATTGAGGCCATAGTCTTTAATAATATCTTGGTTTTCGTTAACTTTATCAAATCGAGTTTCAATAGCTTTCTTAGCAAATTCTACTTTTTGTTCTTTAGACAAAACAGTATTTTTAAACTTATTCATAACCTCAACTGTAACTGGAAGTTGATCAACCAACTCAGAGACAATGGCTTGAACTTCTTCAAATGAATAACCCATATGGCGGATTTTCTTATCAGCAAATTGTTCAGTTGCAATTACCAATCCATTAGAACAAACCAACCTAAACAATCCAGCTGTAAATTGGAAGCTATTTTTCCCATCATGAGAGTTAGTAACTAAAATTTGGGGGTAAACAGTGTCGTTATCATTACCCTGAATTACAACATCTGGGTTACGGAAAACCAACATATGTTTTTGGTATCCCTTATTACGACGAGCTCTAACTTCAACAGCTTTACTAACACCCCATCCCATTTTTTCCATATCTTCAATAATACGGTCAGTTGGGATGTGAACATACTTCTCAGAAGTTGAAGTCATCTTAGCTGAGGTAAAAACAGATGGAGCTGCTGTTTTAACTTGTTCTTTTGTTAAAAATTCCATAACTTTTATTTTTTCTTTTTTATTTAAATATAACTAACTTAGAGTGTGGAGCCAAACTTAATTAAAGAGAGCTTGAAATTCAAGCAAATCTTTTTCGGCTTCCTCGTAATTACCAATTCCATATTGGTCAACCATCAAGTAAAGAGCATGCTCATCATCAAAAGCAGCCATTACATGATCTCCCTCAGTGGCGTTAAGGTATTTTCTAATCATAATAGCTGTGATGATAAGCTCATCAAATGAACATTCATTCTCAATAAGTTTTGAAGCAAACTCATTTGTCAATTCGGGCAAAGCTGAAATAGTCATGTTGTTAAATTTTATTTCTTATTTTACACTCTAAAGATAACAAATTTAGCCTGTCAAGCCAAATTTTTTAATAAGAAAGGTTAACCCCGTAAACTGTTGTGACAGACCCACTTAAAACCGTAGGATTTGTTGCTATAAACTTAATATGACTTGCAGGTATGGTAATAGATGGAGTAAAAGAAAAACTCGCTGTAGATGACGGATTTACTATAAAACCAGCATGAACTGACTCTGTTATAACAGTACAGTTTGTAAGAGAGGAAATAGAAGCAGAGTTAAAAATTTGTCTATAAGCTACTCCCCCATAAGGAGAACTTGGGTCAGAAAAAACAGTTCCTTCAATAATAAAATAGGTAACATTAGGGATATCATTTACTAAAGTAAAAGTAGCTCCAACAGATAAATTAGCCGAAGCAGTAACCCCATTTCTCAAATCAGTTCTTGTGTATGTTGGCATGTTAATAAATATCCAAGATCAAGCCAACTTACACATACCTCACCTCAAAATATCCGTATATACAAACCTTATCTAAAATCTAATGGATCTTCAGTAGGAAATTCATAATCACTATCATACTTGCCTTCCCCTTTTCCTCCTTTATAAGGCCCAATTTTATAAAAATAAGCCATATCATCAGGCAATATGAAATAATCAGGCTTAAAAGTATTTCCTACATATAAAACTTCATCTTCAGTGAAGGAAGATATAGTATTCATAAACTCAGGGTTAAATATAAAATTTGGATTATCCGAGGAAATCCCAATAATAATAGGGACTCGATCAGAGGTATCTAGATATTGTCTTGAAATGAAATTATAAGCGATTCTCGGGTCTGTAGTGAATGAATGAATGCCCCTTTGACTACGAGGAGCAACTTCTAACCCGGGATTGGGAACCGCTATAAATTCATATTTTGATAGGTCAATATAATCATCCCAATCAAGTTTTTCAAATGTGGAGAGGGGGATAGTTGCTCCCCTGAGAATTAGTTGTTTACCACGAGGGGTAGCAATCCAATCTTTTGAGTCGGAAGCTAAGGGGTCTAAGATTCTGGGAAATTTGGGTTTTAAGGATAGGAGCTTTGGGGCGTTACTAACTAAAATAGAAGGGATATCTATCCCTTGTCCTATTGTTGCTTTTGTAAAAGACCTTAACCCCGATAAGAATTCATCTTCATCTTCTGTATTTTTTTCATGTTCATCCCCAATTAAATAAGCAAATTTAGCTCTTTTTGAATTGTTAGTTTTTATAGCGGATGAATATGGATCGGCAAATAGTCTTTTACCGTACTCTAATTCTCTGAGGATATTAACTAATTTCACGGTTAATAAATATTATAAGGCATCATGAGGATACCATTCATCATCATCCCATTCTGAGATGATTTCGTTTTCTTCTTCGTCCATAGATCATTAAATGTTTGAAGGTTAATATGTAGTTTTTAGAGAGGAAACCTGGGTTAACTCATAATAATAAATATAGGTATATGTTTTTTCGATAGCAAAAAGTTTTAAAGATCTTTTTTTACGGTTTTGCGGCTTTTGGAAAAGTTTGGCAAAATGGAAAAATGGGGTAAGTTATGGGATATAGGTATATACTTTGTCGATGGTAAAGATTTTATCTCCCCATTAAACACACCACACCCTGCTAACATACCCTGTCCGCATCGATGGATAACAACGCGCGTGGGAGATACGGTGCTATATAGCGGTACGTACGTACGACACAGATACGACAGACTCCTTACGGAACCTGTCGCACCACATTCTTATCGTTTCGTAAATTACGCCTCGACAGATTCGACAACCTTTTTCGGGCGGCCGGGTTTTCCACCTCCAGCTGCTTTTTTAGCGTTCAATTCGGCGATTCGCATTTGACGCTTCGATTCCGGGTTCACAGTACCTGCTGGTCGACCGCGCTTAATCACTTCACCACTTGCGATACGATTCGCAATTTCGGTCAAACGCTTCTGACGAGCCGATTCTGGATTGATACCGCTGCCAACCGGCCGTCCTGCCTTACGCTTTTCAACATTCAATTCAACGTTCATCACGACTTGGTTTTTGGTGTTCTTAGCCATTTGACTTTGTGTTTTTTTTGTGTGTGTTATTTTTAAATCTTATACCTAAATATAACGATCAATCTTGCGGTTCTAAAATCCTAGGTGTGCGTTGTTTGCGTTTTACTTCTTTATGGTCAATGTTTCAATATCAATATAGTTGAAATCGCTATCCCCACTATTCCATTCCCTACCATCATACCACTTCATTTCTCCGTTTACAATAACATACCCATCTGATGCTTTAATTAAACTTGTACCTTCAAACCATTCATCCAAGTTTTCTATTTTCGCTTTAAATTTTATCATATCTTTTAAATCTTATGAACTAAATATAACAATAAATATTGCGGTTCTAAAATCCTAGGTGTGCGTTGTTTGCGTTTGAATTACTTGTCTTCGCTCTTAGTGAGCGTGTAGATGATTGGGTATGCAACCAAGAAAACACTGTACGCGATTAAGCTATATGTTCCAACAGTGAAAATAGCGTTCATAACAGTTTCAAAATTCATGGTCGGTTGGTTTTGGTGTGTGTTACTTTTAAATCTTATACCTAAATATAACGATCAATCTTACAATTCTAAAATCCTAAGTGTGTATCGTTTCGATTTAATACTTAGGATTGGTATGGGACACTCCTAAAACAATCATAGCAGCTTTATCAAAATCAACTTCCGATACCATCAACTTGATACCATACCTTGAACCCCATTCTTTGAACTTGATTTCGGCGGCTGTCAATTTCTTTCTTACAACGTCATTATACTTACGACGGTGTGGGGTGAGTTGGAGATGAGCTACTTGTTTCATTTTACCTACTTTTAAATCTTATACCGTAAATATACGATCTGATTGCGTTGGGTCAAAACCCTGGGTGCGTTAGTAACTGGTATTCCAAGGTTTATTAACCAACATTTCGTTCAATCGCTCTAAACTCTTCCTACCCCCATGTCTGAGTTCGGAGTACCTATCCAACAAATCATCATCATTTGAGTTGGTTAGTGTTTCATTAGATAACTCTACAACGTATCCTGCTCCTATAGCCCCGAAGGACATACCTGTGTCTCTACCTTCTCGAATCTTAACTATAGACACATTTACATTGTTGATGGTCATTTGACTTTGTGTTTGGTTGATGTATATTACTTTTAAAACTTATACCTAAATATAACGATCAGTTTCGGTTAAACCAAACCCCTAACCCCACTCACTTATGTCTCAACCTCTTAAATACATCAAGCAACTCTGGGTTATTCATTATCCTATCCCTCAATGCCTTTGACTTTTGATCCAAGAAATCGTTATATTCTTTCTCACTCTTAAATCCATTCTTTTTCCAATTTTCCATTTTAATCATTATTTTTATTATTAAATCTTATACATAAATATAACGATCAATTCAAACTAAACCAACCCTTTAAGTTATCGTGTCCCCCTAATCACACTCCACACTCCCCAACCTATCACTACCAAAATCATCATTTCCAACACCCCAATCACTCCAAAAATCAAATCGATATTATTCATAACATTTAAATCTTATAAACTAAATATAACAAATAAATCCAATCAAACCAAACCCCCAAGTTAAAACACCCCACCATCAATTATAACCCTCTTCCTAACCTTATATTCTTCTAACCCCTCATAATAAACATTCCCTACTTTTACACTATCTATTTTATTAAAATAAACATAGTCAGATGGATCTTCTCCTCTAATAACTACTTTTAAATTCTTATTCTCAACTTTCTCCAACACCTTAATCAATTCTTTAACAGTCATCATTCTTTTAATTATTAACTATTTTTAAAACTTATACCTAAATATAACAAATAATTTTTAATTAACAAAACTCCTTATACTTAAAACTTACTTTATAAACTTCTCCATTTTCAAACTTCCCATTTTCTACACTTCTCTTTACATTCCAAACATCCCCCTCAAACATTTCAATTTCAAAATTCTCCCATAAACTATTATTACTAATCTCCTCCATCATTTCTTCTATTTTAATTCCAATACTCCACATATCAAACCAATCTAACCCTACTTTATATTCTACTAAATCTCCTTCTTTATAATCCCTATAATCCCCATCCAAACTACTAAATATATTTTCTAAAATATAATCAACAACCTTCAATTCTCCTTCTTTAAACTTCTTCATTTTATTTATTAATTATTTTAATTAATTATTATTAAATATAATAATTTTTATTTAATTATTAAAACTCTAAATAAATTAATTAATATTTAAATTCCAAAATTTCTCTATAATTATATAAACTTCTAAATTTAATAATAATATTATTTAAAATAATTTCATTATTCTCATTAAATTCCAAATTACTAAATAATTCTTCAAATTTATATAAATCATATTTCTCAAAATCTTTATTATTAATTTCAATTTTCTTAATATTATTATTAATAATAAAATTTACAAAATTCTCTAAATTTTCCATTTTTCTTAATTTTTAATTATTATTAATTATTTTTAAATATTATTTATTAAATATAATAATTTTTATTTAATTATTAAAATTTTAAATATTTTTATTTTATTTATTATTATTAATTATTTTTAATTAATTATTATTAAATATAATAAATAAATATTAATTAATAAAATTTTAAATTAATTAATTAATTTCCTCTCCTTTAATATAAACACCAATCTTGGCTTCTTTATCATAAAAAGTGACCAAATTATTTTCAATATATTGTGTCAATTTAAGGCCCATTCCTTCCCAAGCTATTGTCTCAATTAAATTATTTAGACCTTCATAAGCTTTATCAAAGGTCGAAAAATATCTATTTTCAATTATTGCCAAACCATCCTCCTCAACCCACAATTTAAATATTTTCATTTTTCTTTTAATTAATTATTATTAATTATTTTTAATTAATTATTGCTAAATATAACAATTTTTATCTAATAAAACAAGTATCTAAATTAAATTATCCACGTAGCGCCCTTACGTTAATGTGTGATTAATCAATCAGTTCAATAGTGAATTCGCCTGAAAGCATTTATTGAATAATAGTGAAAATGCCTGGAGAGTAGGTTAATCAATTGCTATTCATTATATTTAGCAATACTGAAATCAACTGTAATATAAAATAAATCAATAATGAAAGTGCCTGGGAAATAGGCTATGCGCTAATTAATCATTAGCTTTACCCTTAGCATCACGAGCATGTTTCATTTTATGATTCAATAATGAAAATGCCTCGAAAACAAGACAGTGATAGTAAGGAAAATTCCCGATCACTTGGTGATCAAAAACGAAAACGCCCGAGACAGAAGCATAGTCAATAGTGAAAATGCCCGTAAAATTGAATAAATTGCTATTAATCTGTTTGGCTTTAGCTAACTTAAACCGATGCACTATCGACATTCTTATACGCACTTTGGCGGGTCTGGCTGTGGTGTTTGGCTGTAAGCTTATTAATTAATAACGTTTTATTACGGTGATAAATATATGATCTCTTATCAAAATCGCCAAGCTTCCCCGTAGGGAGATTGGGGGGGCCCCCCATTCCCCCAGGTATTTTTTTTGAAAAGTATATATTTTTTTTAAAGAGGAAGTTTGGAGGTGTGGGTGAATGCAAGCACCGGGACATAACTTAACATAACTCCATACACCCCTTGTTTGTCACCTACCCCTCCCCCATCCCATTCCTTGTTTCACCCTTACCTCTTTATTTGTCACCCACTTACCATTCCTCTAAACATCAATTTAATATATTGGAGGGAACCATTCCTGGTTCCCCCCCTCCCACACTATGTTTCTAATATGTTTTTATGGATCATTTTTCCTGGACGCCACCGATTTCCATTCCCGGATACCTTATGTGGTTGTAAACGATCAAACCCCTGGGAGTATTATTATCTATCTTCCTTCTCCCTCACCATCCATCCTTTATTTCTTATCCTACTACTACTTCAATGGTTTCGGTTTGGGCGGTTTTGGTTCCACTACCCTTCGGACGCCCTACTTTCAAGGTTCCATTGGCTCGTTTTGCTTCCAATTCCGCAATTCGCAATTGACGCTTTGAATTTGGATTGATACCACTTCCAACCGGACGTCCTCGCTTCAACTCTCCATTGGCTCGCTTCTCATTCAGTTCAGCCAAACGGCGCTGACGCTTTGATTCCGGATTCACTCCACTCCCTACCGGACGTCCACGCTTCACTACTCCAAACTCAACATTTCCTACTTCTTGAACCAGCTTCTCAGATGCTTTGAATTGAACGTTTTCCATCTTTTTTTGTTTTTGGTGTTTTTTATTAACTTTTATTTCTTAATCTTATTACCTAAATATAACAAACCTTTTTTAGTTTCTAAAATCCTAAACTAACTTGTTTTTTTAATTATTATTATTATTTCTTTTTAAATCTTATACCTAAATATAACAAACTATTTTTAGGTAATAAAATCCTAAGTGAACTTATTAAACAAAGACCCTTTTAACAAAAAAATCATTACTACCAAGTTCCTCAGCACACTCGTTAGCTTCTTTATAAGAAGTGTATAACTTAGGATAGACATTTGGAGTATTATCAAATAAATTGACCCAAGTCACTACATACAAACCATCGCTCTTAGTTACCATTATCTTTTATTTTTAAATCTTATGAACTAAATATAACAATCCTTTTCATAATAATAAAACTCTATGTGGCCTTGTTTCTTAAGAGTGAACTATAACCAATAAATGACCAATAATGAAAATGCCGGTGTTTTATGATTCCAAAATGTCCCGTTCCACTACCCTCCAATGTCCTCCTGAGGTACGTTGTTTCCTTATTTCCATCCACTTCTCAGCCTCCTCAATGCTACTGAATCCCCATTTGGTGATTGGCCTCTCCATTTTCTTGTTGAACCAACTTACACCTATCTCCTTCATACCGTTTCTACTTCAGCCAATTCTTCTTTAATCACCTTCATAATACCAATGGCAAAACCTAAAGCATAACTTGGACTAATTTCTTTAGACATTTTGTCCTCATTCATCAAAAAGTTATCAATAGCTTTGATAAGGGTTTGTTTTTGATACTCGTTCATCTTTTTTATTTTTAAATCTTATTCCTAAATATACGATCTTTTTACCACGTAACAAAACTCTAAGGGAAGGAGTGGATGCTTTCACATCCACTCCTCTTAGGTATAAGTTAAAAGATAAAAATTAAGATCGGTCAACAATTGAATTGATTTCGTCAAGTTTATTTTCAATCCGTTTCAATCCATCCAATATTTCTTTAAGGAACTCAGCCCTTGATATTTCTTCATTCATCGTTTCACTAAATCATTAAGTAATTCTAAAGCCAATTTAAATACACCACAAGCGACAACAATCGCTAAACTAATCACTGCTAACGCTGCTACTCCTGCCATAACTTGTTGGACTACCATTTTATTTCTTAGTTAAGCTGTTTCATTACACCCATAATTTCTTCCATGAGTTGATCCTCATCCAATTGAAACATCCAATTATCTGGGTGGATAATGGAAGCAATTCGTCTCTCTTCATCACTCATTAATGCTGCACCTGTAATTGAATTAACAACATTAAAGGCGTTTTTTTCTCCCATCAATGAAATGGCAAAGAAACGATCATAACAAACCATACGATTCAAGAGTCCCATGTTAATGTTTTTTTAAGTTAGGCTACAACTACAACACGACCGGGGTAACAAACCAACTTACCCTTAGTTGGGTGAACAATAAAATCATCCTTATCAAATTCTTGGAT